ATCCGCCCGTCCATGGCGGGCTGGAAATACTCGTGGCCCAGCTCGTTGGCCTTGTAGAGCATCCCGGCGCGGACCGGACCGCCGGAGGCGCGAGCACCGCCGTTGATCGAATCCGGGCTGTTCATGTCGAAGGCGTTCTGTAGCTCCCCGCGCTGCTGCTCGGTCTTGATTGGGATAGTGATGGAGACCCCGTTGTAGGACGCGACGAAATCGGCGATAGCCTGCGACGCGCTGCCGGTGGCGATCGTGATTGCGGCCTCGATGTCATGGATGTTGCCCATCTGGTCGACCAGGGTCTTGATGGCTTCCTGGCTGAACCCGGCCTGTGTCATCTGGGCGATCAGCGCCTCCCGCCCGGAGTACAGGGCCTGTGTTGCGAGGTCCTGGTTGCCGGTCTGCTTGGCGATTGCCTCGGCTTCGTCGTTGATGGTGGTCAGCCGCTCGCGGAGCATCTTGCGGTTGTCGAGAGCCGCCTGCGTGTTGCCATCCAGCGCGAAGGCGGCCTCGCCGTACTTCTCGATCTGCTTCTGCATCCAAGGGTCGAAGTCGATGACGGCCTGTGCGACCGCATCCTGAGCTGCGGCCATGTCCATTGCCGACCCTGCGAGCCGGTCGAGCGCGGCCCTCAGCACGTCAGAGAGGTCGGCCTGGGTCTTCATCTCGCCGGAGCTGATCCCGAGAGCGTCAGCCACCTTCTGCTGCGCCGTCCGGTTGTCATCCACTGCGGCAGTGTTGGCGTCAGTGGCATCGGAGTTGTCGCCAGTCGATGACGTGTCCGCATCGAGAGCGGCCTTCTTGTCGTCGTACTGGATGATCTGGCCCTTGATGGCGTCCCGCTGCTTGTTGATGGTGGTCAGCAGCTGCTCGCCGAAGATGCCCTGATCCTTGGTGGCAGCTGTAACGGCCTTCATGGCATCAGCCTGACCCTCGGCAGCCAAGGTGACCGTGATCTGGGCGATGCCGAACTTCTTCGCCAGTGCGTAGGCGCCTTCCTTGGCGAGATTGTCCCGCAGTTGCGCCTTGGTCGCCTCGCCGATGACGCCTGCGTCCTGGTCCACTGCCGACGTATAGGCGTCGATCGCGTCCTTGGCCTCCTGCGCGGCCTGCTTCTGCTTCTGCCACCAGTACAGCCCGGCGGCCAGCACGACAGCCAGCCCAGCCGCTGCGCCCTTGGCCAGGGTCATGCCGCTCACGAGCCCGCTGATGCCCGCACCTGCGGAGTTGACGAGCCGGATGGCGATAGCCGCTCCGGTAGCAGCCAGCTGCATGCCCTGATAGGCCAGAACGGCGCCGCCGATGGCGACAACCACGGCAGCTACCTCGGCGCCGTGGCCGGCAAGTAGGCCCGTGATCCACCGGACCCCTTCGCCAACGGCCACGAATCCGCCTGCGGCGAGTTGCAGGGCCGGGGTCAGCGGCTGGATCGTGCTAAGTATGTCCGCGAAGATGGAGGCGAGGTCACCGGAAACGTCCACCGCAACACCTACTGCGTAGGCGATGCCGTCGGACATGGTGGCGGCGAACTGCTTGAACCCCGGCGAGGCCAGGTCTGCGGCGAGCCCCTGGGCGCCCTTGGACATCTGCTGGAACAGCGGCAGCCCAATATCGGCAAGCGTCGACTGGAGGGAGTCGCCGATGTTGCTGAGCGCACCGCGCCACGTCTGGGACTGCTTGGCCATCATCCCGCCGAACGCGGCGGTGGCGCTGGTGCCGTTCTCGATGCCGGCGATCAGGCGCGGGATGGCGTCGGCGGACATGACATTGCCGGTCTCGATCATCTTCCGCATCTGGGCCACGGTCAGCCCATACGCCTCGGCGAGGATGCGGGTAGCCGGCACCCCGAGCTCGGTCATCTGCCGCAGATCCTGGGCGTTGACCTTGCCCGCGGCGGACATCTGCCCGAGGGCCAGCACGAAGCGGTCCACCTCGGCCCGGCCGCCGCCCAAGCCGGCAACGGCGTCGCCGATGGCGGTGAGGTACGGCTTGATGTCCTTCGCGGCGATGCCCATCGCGATCAGCCGCTGGGAGGCGGTGACCAGCCCTGAGAACTCGAACGGGGTGGTACGGGCGAACGCCTTCATCTCGGCGATGAACGCATCGGCCTTCTGCGCCGAGCCGAGCATGGTGGTGAACGCGATCCGGGTCTGCTCCAGGGTGGAGTTGAACCCGACAACGGAGTCCTTGGCGAAGGTGAGGGCCTTCATGCCGAGGTTGACTCCGACGAGGGCCACGGCCAGCTTGCCGAGGGTCGCCGTCAGGGTCGAGGTCGCGGTCGCGGTCTGCTGGGTGCTGGCAGTGGTGCGCGTATTAGCGGCGGCCACCCCGGCCTGGGCGGCGGTGACGTTCGCGGCGGCGGCGGCTTGCGCGGTCTGCGCTGCCGTGAGCCCTGCGGATGCGCTGGTCGATGCGGCCTGGGCGGCGGCCAGCCGGGCGTCGGCGGTGGCCAGCGATGCGTTGGCGGCGGCCAGTCGGGCCTGAGCCTGCGACAGCGCCCCGGATGTGGCCGTGCCGGTGGCCTGGAGCACGGACAGCTCGCGCTGCGCGTTCGCGGCCAGGCTGGTGGCGGTCGCCTGGGATGCCTGCGCTGCGGTCAGACGCGCCGCTGCGGCCCCGGCAGTCGCCTGCGCCGCGGTGGTGGCCGCAGTTGCCGTGGTGGCGGCCACGGTGGCGACCCGCAGGGTCTCCATTGCCCGGTTGGACTGCGCGAGGCCCTGGAGGAAGCTGGAGTTGTTCAGGGACAGGAAGGCGGTGAGGGTGCCGACGTTCAGGCCCACAACCTCACCGTCCTTCCTGGTCCTGCTGCTTGGGTGGTGGAATCAGGACGTGCCGCAGGCGGGAGCCGTCCACGGACAGCAGCCCGAGGATTCTGCGGCGCACCCATCGACCCGTTCGGGTGCCCATGAGCCCGGCTGCGAGGTCGAGGCCGTAATGCTGCTGGAAGTCCAGCTCGATCAGCTCCCAATGGGAGAGGATCAACGGCCAGGACAACCCGGTCAGGTGCACTTGGGTGCCGGCGCTCGGCTCGTACCAGCGGTGCAGCCCGGTTACCTGGCTGACGGGGCCGGTGCCGTCGCAGCCTTCGGGGCAGACTTCCGTGCAGTCCGCGCCCCGGACCGTCGCTGCTCCCGATTCGGGGCCGGTGCTTTTCCCCCGCTGGCCCAGTAGGCGGCGGCCATCTCCGGGCGGTCGATCTGCCAGAGGTAGGCGGTGAACCCGGCCACCTGGAGCTCCTGCCGGGACACGGCGGCGGTCATGGCCTTGTGGACATCCTCGCCGAGGGCCAGCGCCCACAGCTCCGACTCGTCCGACACGGCCTCTGTGTCCGGGTCGGTGTTGTCCGCGATGGCCTTGTCGAGGTCGGAGGCGATGACCTGCAGCCGCGCCCACGTGTCCGCCGAGCACTCGGCGACCCGGTACGTCGTCCCCCCGATAGGGAGGGACAGCACCGAGTCGCCGAGGTGGGCGCGAAGGTCGCGCAGGTCGGGCAGATCGGTCACGAGTACGTGATCGACGGGTTGCTGACCGATGGGCCGGTTGCGTTGGTGACGACCACCGCAGCGGCGCCGGCGGCGTGCGCCGGGACGATCACGACCAGCGTCTCGTCATTGACCAGGGTGCGGGCGGTGACGGCGGTGCCCCCAATCGTGACCGCAGTGACCCCGGTGAAGTTGTCGCCCTTGATGGTGGCCAGCGTGCCGCCAGCCGTACCGGCGGTGGACGGGGTGGCCGAGACCACGACTGGGATCGACGGCACGGTGTCGGGGTGCGTGATGACGTTCAGCGCACCCTGCCCGGACAGCGTGACGGCGGCCATCGAGAGGGCCTTCATGTCGCCGTCGTTCTCCGACCACCCGACAGCGGCGGTGCCCCGGTACGCCTGGATGCGCGGGCCGCCCGGCTCCATCTCGTAGTAGCGGATCTCCGCGGCGTTGGCCACGCCGAACTGGCCCTCGGACTTGAGGCGCAGGAACTCCTGGCCGGGGTCGTAGCTGGTGCTGCTGGCCTCCATGACGCCGCGGCGCACCGTGAGGGACGCCTGCCACGCCTCGGATGTCTTGGTGGTCGACTCGAAGCCGCCGCCGTCGAAGTCGGAGTCGTCCTGCATGCCGGGGTTCCGGCCGGGGTTGAACCCGGTGATGCCCTCGACGGGAATCCAGACCGGGACGGCCTTCGTGCCGGTGTTCACGTCGAGCTGCCACTTGCGCTGGGTGGTGCTGGCCCCAAGGGGCGTGCGGACTGATGCGGGCATGTTGTGCTCCTAGGGCCGTGAGTAGGCGATGTAGAAGTTGAGGGAGTGCTCGTGTCTGAGGTTGCCGTCCTGGCCCATCGGCGTCGCGGATTGCAGCGTCGAGGTGACGACCCGGATGCCGCCGATATCGACGCCGTTGAGGTCGTGGATCAGGTCCGTGAGTGCGTCGGCGCGGTCCAGCAGCGGGCGGGGGTCCTCCCCTGCCCGGATGCGGACCTGCAACCCGGTGGTGGCGTCCGATTCGTAGGCGGCCATGTCGACCGCGTACGGCGACAGGACGATCACGTTGTCCGGGGTCGAGGGCAGCGCGACGACGGTGACGCCCACCTCGTTCCATGCGTACTCGCCTGACTCGCGGTACACCCCGATCCCAGCGGCGTCGATGAGCTCGGCGAACCCGGCCATCATCTTGGCGATCGGGCCGGCAGGTGCGGTCACGTCCCGATCCCCTGCCGGATGCGTTGGGCCACGATGTCCATAGCGGCCTGCTGCTGCGCGTTGAGGGTGTTCTCCAGGTACTTGGCTGTGCGGCCGTTGGCGTGCCTGTAGGTCAGGTCCTCGTGCTGGCGGACCGCGTAGGGGGTGTTGTAGGAGATGGAGGCGGTCAGCCCGTCGACCCCGACGGCGCCGCTGTTCATCAGCGGCCCTTCATCCAGCGGCACGACGAGGTTGGTCGACTGGAGGACGAACTCGGCGGCCAGCAGCAGCCCGGCGGTGGCGGCGGCTTCGACGGCTGCGGTGATCGCCGGGCCGTTCCAGGTCAGGGCGACGGTCACAACAGCACCGCCTTCACGTGATCGGGCAGGCCGAGACTGCCGGAGGTGTGCCGTTCCACCTCGGACACGGTGGCTGTGCGCCCGGTCGGCAGGGTGACCCTGGACTCGGCGGTCAGCAGGTGGCCGTGCTCGGGGGCGACGATGACGACCCCGGTGGATGTGACCTGAGAGCCGTCGGGGCTGCGGCGCACCTTGTCCGACACCCATGCGAGGATCGGGTCGGACGCAGGGGACAACCGGCGCCCATAAGCGCCGTGGCCGCTCATCGTCTCGATGGTCACGAAGTGGACCAGCATAACGTCGAGGTCGCTCATCCGTAGACGACGATCCCGGTCGTGAGCAGCCCCACCGAGCCGAGGATCAGGCGGGCTTCGTCGTTGAGCTCCACGGTGGCCTTGCGGCGGGCCTCGAACGCCTGCGTGGTGGCGGTGCCGCCCGTGTCGTACTCGATGCTGGCGGTGTCCAGGGTGCGGCGGCGGACCGTCTGCGTAGCCGTCAGCCCGCCCGTGGATGGGTCTATGCCGGCGGCGATCCACCCGGCGACTTGGGCGCAGGTGGCGTCCCGTAGGGCGTCGACCAGCTCCGGGTCGGATGGCTTCCCGGAGGAGTCCACGTCGTAGCGGGCGAACCGCGCTGCGTGGGCGACGATGAACGACGCCGAGCGGAGCAGCCCGAAGGCGTTATCCGGGGCGTCCGCGCCTAGCCAGGTGGCCAGGTCGTCGGTTGTTGCGCAGGCGGCCACGGTGCCTCCGTTCAGAATGAGTCGGGTCGGGGCGCAGGACCGTTCATGGCACGAGGGGAAGGAACCCGGCATGAACCTCGCGAACGGCCTTGGCGCGGGCATGAGACTTGCCGGGCACGCGGTTGACGCCCCGACCCCATTGGCCATGGAAGCTCGGCGGCCCGCCCGTGTGCGGCAATGGCAGGGCGGGCCGCCGAGGATCGCGAGTGAGGATGCTAAACCGCGAGGCCGCGGAGGTAGCCGTGGGCGGCCTCGTTGCCGTACTCCAGGCCGATCTCGCCGTAGATCTGCACGTCGTCAGACGCGCCGGTCTTCGCCAGCGGCTCCTCGAAGAACGCGCCCTTGCCGGGCACGTTCGTGAAGACGGCATTGAGCTGCTCCATGCTGGCGAACAGCAGCATGTCAGCCGGGATGCGCCGATCGAGGGCGATGTTGAGCGTGCCGAAGTCGGTCTGGATGGTGTTGACCACGACCCCGCCGACGGTGCGCTCATTGACCGGCTGCGCCTTGGCGTAGGCCGCGGCATAGGCGGCGGACACGGCCCGCTTCTGCGTCGAGTTCGCCCACAAGGTCGCGCTGAACTGATCCTTGACGCCGCCGTTGTCGTAGGCGGCCTGCACCAGGTCGTCCACGACGGTGGTTGTGAGGGTGGTCGCCCACGGCTTGTGGACGGCGATGCCCGCGCCCGTGCCCACAGTCAGGGCGGCCCCGCCTAGAGTGGCGGCGATCTTGAAGCTGACCGTGGTCGACACCGACTGCACGTAGTACACCCGGCCGACGACGATCGCGGCGGCCCCGACCGCGGTGAAAACCACCTTGTCGTTCACGCTCAGTGCATGGGTGCCGGTGATCGTGTCGGTCGCCGACGTCATCGCCGTGTACGACACAGTGGACTTGTCCACATCGTTGGTCGTGATGGCCTCGATCAGCCCGCGGGTGCGGCGGGCGGTCGCGTTGGTCGCCGGGTTGGCGAAGGTGCCGTTGATGAACGAGTTGTTGACGTCCAGGGCGATGGCCTCGATGGCCTTCTTGACCTGGTAGTCCAGCTCGTTGGTCACCGGGTTGACGCCGCCGCCGAGGGTGTACGGCGCGCCCGACGGGGTGGCCAGGAGCTGGTGCGCCGCCTGCCGGGTGTAGGAGACACTGGCCTTCTCCTGGTGGATCTCAGTCACGTTCTCGACGTTCGCGCGGGCCCGGTTCTCGGCGGCCGGCGCGGCCGCGCCCTCGACGCGCTGCCGGTCGGACGGGTCGCGGTTGTCGTCGGTCTGCCAGCCGAACTTGGTGCTGGCGACTAACTTGCCGCCGGTCAGCCCGCCGACCATCGACAGGAACGGGGTCTCTGTCGGGGTCAGCGAGAACAGCTCGCCGACGTAGTTGGGGAGGTTGAAGGTCGTGCCCATCCCGGAAACTCCGGACATAGTTGGCTCCTAGTGCTAGCTGGGTCAGGTGGTCGCGGCGGCTTGCCGCTTGAGCGCGATCGCCAGGCCGTGATTGCCGGCCTTTGTCGCCTCGGCGATCTGCGCGTCGAGCGTGTGCGCTCCCTCTCCGGACCCGCCGGAGTGGTCGACGCCGCTCGCGCCCGGCGCCTGGCCGGCCTTGAGCTTCGGATTGCTCTTGATCGCGTCGGCGATGGCAGTCGTCACGGCTGTCCCGTCGGCGGGATCGATGTCTGCGAGTGCGTTCAGGAACGATCGGGAGTCCAGCAGCGAATCCGGGTCGGCGCCGGCCTTGGGGGCTGCGCGGTACACAGCGAGCTGGACGGCGTTGTCGCGGGCAGCGGATTGGGCTGCGGACAGCTGCTCGGTGAGCTTGTTGGGGTCGGCGGGCTCGTCGCCTGCGATCAGGCCGAGCGCCTTCCCGATGGTCTGCGCCATCTCCGCCTTGGCCTGCTCGGCGGCGGTGTCGGCGGCGGTCTTGGCTGCGGTGCGGGACCCTGCGGCCTCGGCGCGGGCGTCGCGGACGATCTTCTGCGCCCAGTCGGGCAGATCGTCCACCGTGGCCGGCGCTACGGGAGGGGCTGCGGGGGCCTGCCCGGTGGGCGGCGCGGTGCTGGCGGGTGTCGCATCGGGTGCTCCTGTCGGTGGCGCAACGGGTGGCGCTTCGCCTGCCGGGGCGGAGCCACCCATAACGGGCCAGATTGGGCCGCGCTTGCCGATGCCGATCGCCTGGATGCCGGTGCGCGGGTGGGTCGGGAGCGAGCACGTGCCTGACGTGTTCGAGGGCATGCTGAGCCTCCTGGGCTCTCGGGGGTGGGTGGTGCGCCCCGAGCGCCAGGCTGCGGGGTTGTCTAGTGGGCCTGCCCGATCTGCTCGCGGCTGTACTTGCGGCGCAGGTCGGGGTTGGCGTCGAGGAACGTCCGCATCTGGGCCTGCCACCCGCGGACCTTGCGGGATGCCTGCTGGCGGGCTGTGTCGTCCAGGGCGGTGGCTTGCCGCTGCTTCCATTGGCGGATGGTCCGCTCTATGGCGCGTTGCCGCTGCTCGGCTGCGTAGCCTGCGGGGTTGGCGGTGCCGGTCTCGGTGGTGGCTCCGGGCAGGAACAGCCCGAGGCGGTGGCGGCAATTTTGGTGGAACAGCCCATTGGCCTGGGCGTCGGCCAGCGACGAGTAGACCGTCACAGTGGTCGGCTGGCCATCGAGGGCCGATGGGGCCGTGATCGACCCGGCGACACTGCCCGACAGGGACAGCACCTTGCCCTCGTAGGGCCGGCAATTGTGCGTTACAATTCCGTTAGCCATAAACCATGCAGGCTCAGTAGTGAGGTCCCAGACATGGCCAGAAAACTGACTGACGCTCTTGCGGACGATCTTGTCTGCCGCTACGCCGCCGGCGAGAGCATGGCGCAGTTGAGCCCCATTTTCGGCGTCAGCACTCGGGTGATTACCGACTACCTTCGCCGCGCCGGCGTTCCGGCCCGCGCTCGCAGTCACGGCCTGCAGCGCGGACTCGATGCCATACCCCCGGACATCCTGGCCGCGAAGCGCACCAGTGCCATGCGCAAGCGCTGGACCGATGCCACTCCCGACCAGCGGCGCGCCATGCTCGATCCTGCACATGACGCAATCCGCGGCGTACCCCGCACCGCCGAGACTCGACGTCGGATCGTTCGCGCCAAGGAACGGCGCAGCGGCTCCGACTCCGCCTACGAGGAGCAGGTCGCGGAATGGCTCGAGGAACGACAAGTGCCCTTCGTTCAGCAGGCCGCGATCGGGGAGCACTGCGCGGACTTCGCGATAGGTGACGTTGTTGTCGAGGTCACGACGGGGTGGGCCCGCAAGAAGGATTGGCGCGACACCTTCGCCTGCTATTTCAATGCGGGTCGGCACCTCTATGTGGTCTGGCACGACACGCGAGAGGCGCTGCTGCCCACTGTCGCTGATGACCTCGTCGCCTGGATGCAGGTCCTTGAGCGCAACCCACCCGCGCGGAGTCAGCACCGGGTGATCTGGCGTTCCCGTCAGATCCTTTCCGCTGGCGGTGACGATGCGGATTACGTCGCCGGTGTACTCAGATCGAGTGCGCCCCGTGGGTACTGGCCCCTCCACGATCGTGCCGGGGATCAGGCAGAGTGAGCATTCCCGAGGCGAGTCCGACACGATCACCAGGTCGAGGCCGTTGGCCTGCAGGTGCTCCACGTGCCCGAGCACCGCTGCCCTGCCCGCTGCGGACCGCACGGCCATCTCGGCATACGACTCCAGCGACCAGTTGCGGCCGGCTTGGTCGCGGAACCCCGTGATCCCGCGGCTCGCCCACCTGTCCAGTGCCTGCTGCGCGGCCTGTATGCGGGTCTGCGCCCCGGTGAGGATGGTTCCGGCGGCGTCGGCGACGGTCCGCTGGTAGATGTCCAGGGTGGACCGCAGGGCCATCGGGCGGGCCTGGGCCAGGTTGGCCAGGGTCTCGCGGGCCAGCCGCTCCACTGCGTAGGACAGTGCGGGCGGCAGGGTGTCTGCGGTCAGCCCGGCGGCGCGGTTGAGGTCGCCGACGGCCTGGGCCGCCCCGGTCGTGTAGGCCCGGTCGATGATCGACCGCACGGCGACGGCTGCGGCCACGTCGAGGGCGGCCAGCTCCCGTTCGACCCGGCCGCGGATGAGCCGCAGCTCCCCCAGCTTCACCATCGCCCAGTCCGGGGCGTCGATGCCGCGCACCAGGGACGACGAGATCAGTGTCAGCAAAGCGAGCTCGGCGTCGGCGTACAGCTCCGCTATGCGCTGGGTGAGCCGCGCCCCGTCGTCAGGGGATACCGGCATGTCAGGATGCTACGGCGGGTTGGCCGTCCACCCCGGGCCGGAACAGCGACGGATCAGGGGCGGTGCCGTCCTCGGCGAGGATCAGCGCCACCTCGTCATCGATCTGGGCCTTGTCCCAGTCGCGGTGCACCAGGCCCACCAGGGTGCGGGTGGACGCGGCGCGGGCCGTGTACAGCGCCTGCGCGGTCTGGGCGGTGGCCAGCGGCTCAGGCTGAACGGACTCGTTGAAGTCGACCTGGGGGCGCTGCACGGTCACCGCGGAGCCGAACAGGGCGGCGTCGATGGCGAGCAGCTTCTCCACGATGTCACCCACGGCCGGGCGCCAGATGCGGATCTGGCGGTCGCGGGTGATGTTGGAGCGCCGCTCGCGGGCCGAGACCTCGGTGGCGGTGATCGCCGTGTCCGCGGACCCGGCGCCCTCGCCCAACGTCTGCGCGGAGAACCCGGCCGACCGGATGATGTCGGTGATGATCCGCGACACGGTGGCCTGGTGGGCCTCATAGCGGATCGCCGGCTGGAACAGGGTGATCCCGGCGGACTCCTGCGGGGTGGCGTTCACCGCGTCGTAGACCTCGCGGTCCAGGTCGAACGTGGCGCCGGACCCGGCGACGGTCGAGTCCAGCATGTAGCCGGGGATCGTGATACGGGCCTTCCCGAGGCGGATGTCCCGCATCCACGAGGTGTACGCCTCATCAAGGGCGTCCATCAGCCCTTCCACCCCGTCGAGGGTGGAGCGGCCCAGGTTGGCCCCCAACGGGTCGTTGCGCCACCTGCGCTGGGGGCGCTGGTTCGGCACGTAGGCCACAGCCAGGCCCTTGGACAGGGTGGGGATGATCTGGCCGTCGATCAGGCCAGGCAGGGTAGCCAGGGCCTTGGTGGACGGGTCATCGACGAGCGGGACGGCGCGGCCCAGGTTGGTGGCGTCGCCCTCGTACAGCCCGTGCAGGATGATCCCGTTCCCGGTCGCGTCGTGCTCGTGGCGCTCCAGGTGCCGCCACACGCGCTGCCCGTCGACCCGCACCCGCCACCAGAACGTGACCGCCCACAACCGGCCCGAGCGGAACTCCGGGCAGGCGGCGTCGGCGTCGACCTTCGTCAGGAACGGGCGGTCGAGCACCTGGTCATCCCAGGACACCCGCAGGAACACCCCGCCCAAGGCGCCGGCGATCTCGGCGGCCTCGGCCAGCAAGCCGAACATGCCGTCATCTGCGAGCTGGGAAAGCCGGTCCTGCGTCTTGGCGTCCGCCACTGACACTGTGGGCGGCTCGGCGAACAGCAGATCGGCCCCGGCCTGGCAGAGGTCCGCGGCGATCGGGACGTGCAGCTTCCGCCGCGACTGGGTGAGGGTGTTCACCGGCTGCCCCCACCAGAGGCGGGCCACAGTGCCCGTGATCCCGCCGCGGTACTGCGCCGGGCGGTTCAGTGAGCTTGGGGTGGCCCGCTGGTAGACGCTGGCCAGGTCGGCCACGTCACCGGAGTACCAGGCGGCGTGCTCCTCGTAGACCGGGGTGATCGCGGCGAGCTGGGGCGGCGGCCAGGGCTGCCCGTTCGGAGGCAACGGCATGCGGGCCTCCTCAGGCTGCTAGTTGCTGCTCGGCGAGTCGTCCCCGCCATAGAACCTCGGTTGTGGTCACCGCATACCGGAAGGCGTCGATGGCATGATCGGCTACCTTCACCGGCTTGTCCTCGCCCCGCTCGGTGGCTTTCTGGTCCCACGAGTACGACGGCATCTCGCGGATCAGAGCCTTGCAACGGTCGGACACCAGCAGGTGACCGGAGCCCAGCAGTGTGGCGAGCAGCCCTAGGCCGCGCAGCACCTCGTTGTCGGCGTGGCGGGCGGTGATCCCGCGGTGGAACAGCTCGGTCTGGAACGCGGCGGCCGCCGGGTCGACCACCACCCACTCCGGGCGGGGCTGGGATGCCTGGGCGAATGCGATCAGCGCGTCCGCCTGCTGCCCGACGGTCGGCTTGATGTGCATCTGCGATCCATCGAGCCACCACTCATCGACCGCGTACAGCCGGCCCTGAGCCAAGCCCAGCAGGATGCCGGCGGAGGCGTTGGTGGTGCCCCAGTCCGCGCCCAGCGACAGCATCCGCTCGATCGGCGGGATCGCATCGTGGGCGACGACATGCACGGCGGGGTCCCACATGGAGAACACCGCGCCCTCGGCTGCGACCCATTCCCCGCCGATGTACCGGCGGTACCACAGCCCGACGTAGGAAGCCTTGATGCGGGCCACGTACTCGCCCGGCAGTGTCGGGTTGTCCTCCAGCTGGAAGCTGAATCGGTGCAGGTCGATGCCGTCGGGGTCGACGTGCTCGGCGCCGTCCTTGTCGATCCAGAGCTTCGCGCGGGCCAGCCACTTGATGAGCAGCCAGTGCGCCGGCCCCTCCGGGTTCGACGTGAGCCACAACCTCGCCCCAACGACACTGAGGCGGCTGTAGAGCATGTTGAAATACGATTCGGGCAGGGTGGACGCCTCATCGACGTACGCCCCGGCCAGGGTCAAGCCCTGGATCTTGGTACGGGCCGCTTCGTTGTTCGCCCCGATCAGCATGACCTCGCGGCCGCAGATCACGACCGTGCCGGTGCCGCGGTTGATCTTGACCCGCTCCGCGCCCAGCATGTCCTGCAACGGCAGGATCAGGTTGTTGATCACGGTCCGCTCGGTGCGCCCGGTCATCAGCAGCGGGCCGGCGGGGCCTTTGCGGATGAACCGCACCCAGTCCAGCAGCGACGCGATGGTCTTGCCGGATCGCACCGCGCCCTCGTAGGCGGTGATGCTGGCAGGTTCGCATTGGAGGCTTCGCAGGGCCTTTCCGGTGAGCGGCTGTGCCTCCATCAGGCCGCGCCGGTCATGTGGGCGAGCCACTGATCGACGGCGGCGTTCTGCCGGGATGCGTCAGCGGCCGCGTCCACGGCTTCGAGCTTCGTCGCGGACACTGCGAGGCGGCTCATGGCATCGGCCAGGTTTCGCTCGTCGGTGGTCGGCACGAAGTCGAGCTGGTGGGTTTCGTCCACACCGGACTCGCCCTTGAGGATCGTCTTGAACGTGGCCGCTTCCAGCCGGGTCAGGATCGCCTCAATGCGCTTGTACTGGCGCTCAACGATGCTGGCTCGGCGGGCTGCGTTGTCCATGCGGATCGCCTCAGTGGCCTTCGCCATCCGGGCTCTGCCGGCTTCGAAGCTGTGCCCGTGCTCGGCGGCCAACTCGGACACCCTGCGGGCATGGACGCCGGAGCGGCGGGCGATCTCGTTGCGGGACAGCGGCGGCACCACGGCGAACAGGTCGATGGCCTGCTGGATTTTCGCGGGGGTCAGTCGGGGCCTGGCGGGCATGGGTCACCCCGTGGGAGTTTCTGGGCGGCGAGCCTGACGCCTGGTCGGTGGCTCTGCGGGGCTCCTGGCCCCGGAAATACGGAAGGCCCACCCGAGTGGTCAGGGTGGGCGCAAGCTGGGCTGACAGATTCCAGCTTGGGTAACCGTAGCGTTCCTGCCTGTTTGCCGCAACTAGCGTTCAGTCACGGCGTGTCGCGGCTGGCTGGGATGAACCTGTAGTGCTCGCATGGTGCATCGTCCTTCGGCCAGCGGATATCGCGCAGCAACGGCACGCCTGAGTCCAGGTAGCCCCACTCGGTGAACACCTCCGCTCGCCCATAAGCCCCGTCGATGTCGGTTCTGCTTGCCAGTACCCCGACGCCAGTCGAGGCTGCGAATCCATTGAATGACCGGCCGCGGCGGTCTACCATCGCCTCCCGCTGCTCGCAGGTGATCCGCTCCCAAGTCATGCGCTCATCCTCCCTAGCTTCTCGGCCTCGCGCACCCTGCGCGCAGTCAGCACCGCCAGAATGTCCCCGATCACATACAGCGGCACCCCATTGGCGGTCTCCCCATGCCGGTACACCTCGCGGCGGTACACCATCTTGCGGATCATCGACGGGGTGACCGGCTGGGACAGGCTGGTCAGCGCGTTCGCTATCTCCGTGGTCGTCGCCGCGTAGTCCGCCACCGACGCCAGCAGCCACGCCTTCCGCTCGGCCACGTCGTACACGGTCCCGCACGAGGGGCACTTGGCGGTGTCGGCCCCGAGCTTGGCGTACAAGTCCGTCCCGCACGCCACCCGCTCAAGGGTGATTGTGTCCCCGTCCAGCTCGGCTTTGATGTCGTCGGCGCCGCACGGCCCGGCGTAGGCGAGGTCGGCGGGGCGGTCGATCCGGCGCCGCAGCTGCACCCGCACATCGTGGATCTCCCCGGCGAACTGGGCGGCCTCGACGGAGCGCCTGGCCCACCCGGCATGGGCGAGCAGCCACAAAGCCATCGCGGTGGTGTCGTTCGCCGGCCATGCAGTGAGGCCGTCGTCCTCGGCTATGGTTCGCACCCACGTCACCAGGCAGCGGCGGGTGGAGTCGCCCTCGTCCATCGCGCCAACGTCGAGCGGCAGTGGCTCGCTGTGCCCGATGCCCCGCTTCCCGCCGCCCATCCGGGCTTGGCGGGCCTTCGTGGTTTCCAGCTCGCCCAGCAGCTCGGGCAGGTGGGCCAGGTCGTGCGTGAGTTGCTGATAGCAGCGGGTGCAAAGCTCGCTCGTGGGGCTGGGCCTGCCGCACGCGCATGTCGGCTCAGTCACTCGCTCAGCTCCCGTCCGTCGAGTGAGTGGTGGACCATGAGCCAGCCGATCGAGCCGTCTCCGCGCTTCACGGGCTCAGCGGTCGGGCCACACGGGCAGCTGTCGCCCTCGATGTGCTCGATCAGATCGCCGTTCGGGACCAGATGCATCTCGGTCATTCGCCGTCCCCGTCCTCGGGCGATGTGGTCATCACGTCGTAGATCGCCAGTTGCAGCATCCCCAATGCCTCCACCACTGGCAGTGGACTCTCCTCGCCTGGTTGGCCGGTAGTGATCCGCACGAGGTCCCATCCGGTATCGGTGAGGTACCTCTCGATGGTGATTCGGGACAGGACGATCTCATTCGGCTCAGTCACTCGGCGCCCCCGGTGATTCGATTGCGCCGCTCGGCGTCCATGCGATCCAGCTCCCGCCTGATCTGCTTGCACATCCTGCGTAGGTCCCTGAGATTCCGTGCGTCCACCACGGAGGCCCACACCCACATCGCGGCCACCGCGGCACTGATGATCGAAGCAGTCCAGATCACGCGACCGCCTCCGTCGTTGTCACGCACTCGATCAGGCAACGGGCGCAGAGGCCGGGCCGGCCCGGGGTTCTCGCAAGCGCTGCCACCTCGCGCTGGTAGCTCTTGCGCAGCTCGACCTCGTTGGACAGCTCTGCGCGCAGCCGGTCGCGCTCTCGCATGATGACGCGGGTGATGGCGTCACGGTCTGCGAGCGCATCGGCGTGGGTCGCGCGAAGCTTCGTGATCTCGGCGTCCCGCTCGGCCAGCTCTGCGCGCAACCCCTCGACCACAGACTCAGCCTGCCGAGCCCGGTGCTCCATCGCGTCGACTTCCTCGTTCTTCGCGACGGTCAATCCCATCATCTCGTTGGCGTGCCGCTCGGCTTGAGCACTGCTGTCGGCTGACACCAGCAACGGAGCAGCGGAGAGGCGCGCGACCTCGGCCAGCAGGAACTCGGCTTGGTTGGCGGCGATGAACCCATAAGACGCGAGACACAGCCGAATGTCGGCCAGCACCGCTTCGTCGCTGATTGGGGTGGTGTCTCCGGTCATCGAACAGCCTCCGGCATCTCAGGATCGAACGGCACGCCAGCGGACGCGGAGCGGCGGGCACCGTGCGGGTTGCGGGTGTAGCGCGGGTCGGGCAGTGACCGGCAGTGCTCGCCGACCTTCGCCCGGCAGGTGACGCACTCGACGTCTTCCGCGTCGCTCGGTTCGGCCTGCCCACCAACCGGGGCG